CTGTTCGTGCTGGTGACCACGGCGACCCCGGGTTGTCAGGTATACGGCGCCGCGGCTGCCACGAGACAGGCACTGAACGTCTATCGCGCTGCCTGCAAGATGGTAGAGCAGTCGCCGATCCTGACCAAGCAACTCAGGCTTCTGCGTTCCACTCATGTCATGGTGAAGCGCAACGACCCGGACTCCTATTACGCCGCGGTCGCAGCGGATGGTGACTTCGGCGACGGCGTGAACCCGGCGTTCTTTGTCGCCGACGAGGTCCACCGCTGGAAGACGCGCAAGCAAATGGAAAACTGGGATGTGCTGTCGAAGGGCGGCATCACCAGAAAGCAGGCGCTGACGATCGGGATCACCACTGCCGGCGTCCAGGACGAATCGCCGCTCGCCTGGAAGCTGCATGAGAAGACACGCAAGATCAAAGAAGGCCTGGTCTCGGACGCGCGTTTCTATGGGCGCATCTATGGCGCCGAGAAGACCGACGACCCGAGCCTGCCAGCCACGTGGCTCAAATGCAATCCGTCGTTGATTGAGAACGGTGGCTTCCTGGATAAGGACAAGATCCGCAAGGAATACGAATCGGCGGTAGCCGAAGGCGATCTGACCTCGTTCAAACGCTACTTCCTGAATATCTGGGATCAAAAAGAGAACAGGGCCATTGACATGGTCAAGTGGGACGCCTGCGCCGGCCTGGGAACCTGGGTGGCCCGAGGCCTGGGCGAAGCCACTCCCGAGAATCTGGTAAAGGTTCCCGATGGATCCGAGCGGAAAGTTCGGCCACTACAGCGGGAGGTCCTGGCGCATTTCATCGAACGGAAATGCTGGGCGGGCGTCGATCTTTCAATGACGCTCGACATGACCGCGGTGGTCTTCGTTTTTCCCTGCGGCGAGGAAATCTATGATGTGCTGCCCTTCTTCTGGCTACCGGATGGCAACCTCCGCAAGCTGGAACTAAAGCTGGGCATGCCGCTCGCACAGTGGGCCCGCGATGGCTTCCTGGAACTCTCGCCAGGCGATGTGATCGATTACCGGGACATGCAGGCGCGGTTGAAGTGGGGCGCCCAAATGTTCGACCTGCAGGAGATCTGTTGGGATCCCTGGAATTCGCGCCAGGCTTCTGTGGCCATGGTGGAGGACGGCTTCCACTGTATTGAAGTGCCGCAGACCTATAAGGCGCTGAACGAACCGACCAAGAAGATTTTGGAGCTGGTCGTGAGGGGCGCGTTGCATCACGGCAATCATCCTGTGTTGCGCTGGCATGCGGGCTGCGTCTGTACCAAGCCCGACGGCCGCGACAACATCATGTTCGACAAACCCGACCGCGAAAAGGGTACCGCCCGAGTGGATGGAATGGCGGCCACGGCAGACGCTTTCTTCCGTGCCATCACGCCAGAAGAAACCAGCATTACTTATACGGGGCTGCGAAGCGTGGGCTAGATGCTCAGATAATAAGCGCGCGCTTCGTTTCTTGTAATGATGCCATTCCTCGTCAATCGCTCAAGGGTTGGCAACATGGCGGTCTGTTCAGCCGCGATCTTGGCGCAAGCCCACACCGTTGGGTAGGCCGCCACAGATGCCGGAGTGATCAGGACACCTCTCGGAATGAACTTGGTCACGAGCGGGGCGAACAGAGAAGCCAGGAACGATCGGCGCTGCATGTCCCCAGTTTAATCGAAGCCCGAACCCAAAGCCTCGAACGGCGTCCCTGAGGATGCCCAACCGTCAGAACCGAAGCCACTCCGCAAGATTCGTGGTTCCTACAAATGAAATGAAAACGCATGCTGCCTGAAATCACGGAGGGTCTCAAATCGCTATTGGCCCGGTTAGCTCCTAAGGAGCCTGTCTCTATAGCGAAGGAACTGCGGGCTATCGAAGCGAAGTCATACGGTAACGTATCCCTCGAATCGGTCAATGCAGACTGGTACCTGCGCAACGGTTATCCAGGGATCTATTCGATCCTCGCCGGCGGTGCGGCAGCCTGGTCAGGAGAATCGGTAAGCGTTACCACAGCACTCAACCACTCCGTAGTCTGGGCCTGTAATCGCATCATTTCGGAAACAGTGGGCATGTTGCCCTGTGTGCTCCTGCAGAGGGACAAGAAGACAGGAGCCAAGCGGGTAGCGGACGAACAACCAGTCTTTTCCCTCCTGCATGACGCCCCCTCGGAAGAGATGACAGCGATGAGCTATCGCTCTACCGAGACCAGCCATGTGGTATTGACCGGCAACGGCTATTCGCAAGTCATCCGCCGGAGTGGAACCGGAACCGCGATCGAGCTGCACCCCCTGCAACCGGAACAAGTCAAGCCCGACCGCGAGAAGAGCGGCCAGAAACGCCTGGTCTACCTGGTCAAAGACGGCAACGATCCGGAGAAAACGTACACCGTCGAGCGCGGCAAACCGCACGACATTTTGCATTTACGAGGATTGGGCTGGAACGGCACGGAGGGATTCTCCGTGATTACCATGGGCCGACAGTCGATCGGAACCGCGATCGCGGCAGAGCACAACGTTGCCACTTTTTATCGCAGCGGCGGCCGGCTTCCCTATGTCCTCGAGATGGCAACGAAGTTCAAGACCGACGAGGACTTCAAGAAATTCCGAGCGGATTGGGAAATCACTTACGGACAGCCGCACCGGGCGCCGATCCTCGAGAACGACATCAAGTACAAGCAGGTCGGGCTGAACCTTCACGATCAGCAGCTCCTCGAGACCCGCCTCTTCGACATCCACGAGATCTGCCGCTGGTTCCTGGTCAGTCCACACCTGGTGGGCGATCTCAGCCGCGCGACGTTCAGCAACATCGAGCAGCTCGCGCTCGAATTCGTCAAGATGACGCTCTCCACCTGGCTCACCCGGTGGGAGCAGGAACTCTGGCGCTGCGTGCTGACGCCGGCAGAGAGAGCGGAAGGCTATTACTTCAAGCACAACCTGAATGCCCTACTGCGCGGCGATTTCGTGAGCAGGATGTCGGGCTATTCCACGATGCTGCAGAACGGCATCGCGTCCATCAACGAAGTTCGTGACCTGGAAGATTGGAACCCCTTTGAAGGTGGGGATGCCCATCATATACAAGTGAATCAACAAACGCTCCCAGGTACCGGCGACCCGCTTAACCCCCAGCAACAGCAATCTCCTCAACTGGTGCGGCTCGGCCCGAAATAAATTCCATCACCCAAGGACAGCGAAATGAAACAGTTCATGAAATTCGAGATCAAAGAGATCTCGGCCGAAGGTTCGTTCGAAGGAATTCTATCTCCCTATAACGTGGTCGATCTCGGCAAAGACATTGTCGAACCGGGCGCCTATACGAAGACGATCCAGGAACACGGCAGCACGGTCCCCATGCTCTGGCAGCACAAGACCGACGTGCCGATCGGCACCCTCACTTTGGTCGACGGGCCGGACGCTCTCCGCGTCAAAGGCCAACTCCTCATGGAGCTGCCCGAGGCGCAAAAGGCTTACCTGTTGATCAAGGCGCGCATCGTCAAAGGCCTGTCCATCGGATACGACACTATCAAGTCCGTCAAGGATGCGCTGGATAACAGCATCCGCCGGCTGACGGAACTCCGGCTCTGGGAAGGAAGCCTGGTCACTTTCCCCATGTCCGAACAGGCCCTGATCACCTCGGTCAAGACTCGCGGCGAGACCAAGGACGACTTCAACACCGAACTGGCTGAGATCCAGCTCGAGGACATGGGCTACCAGATGTTCTGTGCCCTGCGCTGCTCCCTGGGAAGCCTGCCCTGGGCCTCCGGCATGACCAGGGATGAAAAGGTATCCGCCGCCGAAGTGACGCTCCAGCAATTCTCGGAAGCGTTCCTGGCGTACCTCCCGGCATACATCGACATGCTGGCCGCGGAATACGGCGACATGGAAACGATGAGCGCACCCCAGCGCGAGCTCAAGGCGCGGAAGACCTTCGAGCCGCGTACGGAGAAGCAGCCCGCCATCGAGCCGCCCGCGATCGAGCGGACCGAAGTAACCTTGCCTGATCTCACCAAGGCGATGCGCGAATTCATCGCATCCGAGGAAAAGGCCGGTCGCACCATCAGCCAGGCCACCAAGAACACGATTTCGACGGCGACGGAGCATATGAAATCCGGAATGGATTCATCCCGCACCGCCATGGATCTATTGCTCGCACTTTTCGGAGACGAAGCCGCTACGGAGGATGAGGACAAAACTCTTCCCCCGGGCACTTCCGAACTGAAAGCCGCGGAGCTACCGAAGACCGAGCCGGTAGTTGAAGACCACTCGGCAGCCAACAAAATCCTGGAAGATCTCAGGTCGCTCTTCCGCGCTGCGTAAGCGTGGATCGCTACCTCGCGCGGCGCCGAGCGCGACCAATTCATAAAAAGGAATCATTCCAATGGATGATCAACTTGTTGCGCAGCTCGAAGTGTTGCGCACCGAACAGAAGTCCTATCACGACAAGGCTGCCGACGAACAGAAACAATTCGGCACCATGCTCACCGAAACCAAGACCGCTCTGGAAAACCTCCAGAAACAGGTCGACGCCATCGATCTGAAAATGGCAGAACGTCTGAGCCCCGGTGGAACCGCCGAGAAATCGATTCTCACCAGCCTCACCGAGAACGAAGACGTCTCCCGTCTCATCCGCAACAAAAAGGGACAGGCCGTCTTCACGCTGAGCGGCGACCAGGTTGCCAGCATGATGGCGCAGAAGACCACCATTCTTCTCTCTGGCCAGACCACGGCCGCTGCCGGCGTGGTCAACATCGAACGGATGACCGGCATCGTGCCCGAAGCACGGCGCCAATTGACCATTCGCGATCTTCTGACGGCGCGGCCCACCACGGCCGGGCTGATTTATTTCGTCAAGGTCAATTCGCCTCTGGTTGCGGGATCGCCGCAAGTTGAGGGAAGCGCCAAGACGGAAAACGCTGTGACCTTCACCACTGCTTCGGCGGCCGTGAAGACCATCGCGAGCTGGATCCCGGCATCGCGCCAGGCGCTCGATGACATGACGGAACTGGACGGATTCCTCCGCGCCAGTTTGCCGTATTACGTCAATCGGGCAGAAGAGACCCAGTTGCTCTCCGGCGACAACACCGGTGAGAACTTGAACGGCCTTATTACGCAGGCGACGGCGTTCAACACCGCGCTGCTCGCAGCCGCCGCCGGCTGGACGCGCATCGACCAGATCGGCGCGGCCATCGAACAAATCGCGATGATCGATGAAGTGGCGCCCAGCTTCGTCGCCCTCAATCCGCGCGATTGGTGGTTAATTCGTAGGACTAAAGATCTCTACGGTCACTATATTTTGGGAGACCCTCAGTCCGTCGGCAATCCTCAGATATGGAACCTCACTCCGGTACCGACTAACAGCGTCGTGGCCGGCACGTTCCTGGTCGGCGGCGGCAGCCCCGCCCAGTGCGAAATCCGCGATCGCATGGAAATGCAAGTGGAAATATCTACGGAACATGGAACCTACTTCACTCAGAACCTTGTAGCCGTGAGAGCTGAGAAGCGCCTCACGCTGGTTGTACAACGTCCCCAGAGCTTCATCACGGGAACGTTCACCACCAGCCCTGCAACGCAAAACTAACGCTATCCGC